AGCTAGACATGTTGTATCTCAATCTATCAGGCACTTCTGCTCCAACCCTTGCAAGTATATATACCAAAGGAGAATAGGAAGAGATGCAGACCACAGATGGAATGACACCCTTAACGGATGAAGAGGATGTGTTCTTCTGCTACCTAAACCTGTGTATAGTCTACGCTGGTAGATTAATTTTTTATAATCAAAAGTTCCCAGACTATTATATGAAGGGGTGGGTTGAGAACCGGCACGACAATTACCTGTCAGAGTTCTTTGATATTAAGATTTCCACCTTGGACCAAACCACTTGACCGCCTTACTAATCGCGACCCTCTTCATGAAGGGAACCCCTAAGTCCTCGAGCATTTCGGTAAAGACCTGGTGCACCCTCTTGTGAGGGCGAGACTTTCTCTCGCAGTATACGTCATGTATAACGGAGGCTTCGCGATAGTCTCCCGTCAATGGACTACCAATGATTGACCAAAAGAGCTTAGGGATACTAGCTCCGTTTATCTTCTCACCCTTGCGAGCCACCCATAGCTTGCCATACTTGTCTCGATAAGAGAAGGGGGCTAGTAACTGAGCTGACTTGTCAATCCCTTTCTCCCTCAATAACTTTATCTGTACCTGCCCGTTAAACTTACCGTTCTTTTTTTTCATGATTGTATCCAACTTTCATCCTTACCATAAGGACTAACATGAACAAAACCTCTGCCCTTGTGCCAGTAGACCTCGCCTACTACTAGCTTCTTCAAGTCCTCGTATAATAATTGTATCTCGAGTTTAGAACTATAGCAATCAACAGCGAAGATAAGATGACCATCCTCTGTGAATCGCCACACGTGATAGCTATTCTCGCTACCACCTATCTCTTCATTGTAAGCAGGGCTGCGGTACCCACTCGTAATAACCAAGGGTACTCCCAAGTAATCCCGACAAGCTTGCATGTAGTGCATAGCTGCTATAGCTACGGGCGCCAGCCTCTCAGGAAACAAGTCAACAGGAGAGTGTATCACCTCCTGTATTGTGAAATTCCTGGTACGTAGGTTTTGCCAGTTCATGGTTAAAGTGTAAACCCAAGGGTCATAACAACTCCTTGTGGTGGGGTCGTAGACACTGCGTCAATATCAATACGAAGGATGTCACCCTCTGCGACATCGTCATTCGCGACATCAATAACAGCTGCGGCTCCAGTAGAACTGTCTGTCTCGCCTGTCTCCACTATCACTACCGTTGAAAGCATGTCTGCCGCCTGAGTTACGTTGTGTATCTGTATATCTGTAGAGCCTGTTGTTCCCGCTGTGATCACAGCGAATGCAACATAGGAGAGGTTCGCACCATCAAGGGTGTCAGGCACTCTGTAGTAGTACTTGCCGTCTCCAGTAGTTACATTCGTTGTGTAATCTATTACTGTAAAGGTTTCTCTTACGTTAGTCTGAGGTCCCTTGCTTCCCACTAGTGCCATTCTTTTTCTCCTTTACCTTAGGCTTGGCTTTCTTTTCTGGCTCTGGATTAGGGTTGAGCAAGATCTCGAAAGCTCTTATCAATAAGCCACACTCTTTGTATGGTCTTGTGCAAAGATAGTCATAAGCTAGTTTAACTAAATTTGCAGGTATCTGTATCATTGGTTGTTTCTGTTCCATTCTATTCTATTCTCCTTACCCCCTATTCTACACCATTAATACCTTTGGTACAAAGGTTGGAGCTCCACCGGAGTCTGTCTCCTCTGCGCCAATAGTATAGAAAGTACCAGGGCTACTAATATTATTATACGTTGTTAGCAGCCAGTTCGCACTCCTCGCAACACCGCTGAGTCTTATCTCGTCTAGTGTCCCATCGAAATCATCGCCACTGTTTCTAGTGCCGAAACTCATTTGAGTACCAAAGTAACTAATGGACCCGGAGATATTATAACTATCTTTTTCATCACCATCCACATACAACTTAGAAGTTGATCCATCCCACGTAGCAGCGGCATGATACCAAGTGCCTGTATTAATATTACTCATTGCATAAGTTAAATTAGTCCAAGGGTTCCCGTTGATCCCAATGGAAGGTCTTAGGTAACTATTCCAAAACCAAAGCCCGTAGCCCTTGTTGGTTGAATCACCTCTACAATAAAGCAGCACATCATTGCCCTTATTATCAGTATTAAACCAAACCTCAAAGCTTAAGGCGGAGGTTGGACACAAGTATGTATCAACACCTGTATCGAAAATTATATTATCAGTACTACCATTGAAATCAAAACCACCACCTAATACACCAGCAGCACTTGTAGCACTTGAACTAGCCGTTCCTTCATTAACCTGTTGAGAAGTACTACTAACTACATTCTCAGCACTAGATTCCCCAAGGTGATACACCCCTAGGAAGTCACTGTCCCAAACATTGTATGTCCCATACGTATCACTGTCACTAGGTTTCGTAGCACTGCCATTCCCGTAGTATATATAGAAATCAGTATCGCTACTACTGGAAAGAGTGCCATCTGTTGTGAAGTAGATCTGCCCAGTCTCAGCACCAGTGTCTACCGTATACATCTCACAGGCAACACGAGTATTACCATCAGATTTGCAAACTCTTATATCTCCACCATCGGACTTGACGTTAGACCAGAAGCCGTGGCTGGTTCCAATGTCAGAGAGGTCTACCGCAATGGGGAAGTCAGTTAAGTCACCAGGGACTTTAGTATTGTCAATCGTAAGCTTTAACCTATACGTCCAACTGCCATCAAACCAAGCCATTTAACACGTCTCTCTTACCACCACTGTTCCATTGAGTGTAACCTGTACTCTCTCTATACCATCCGCCGCTAAGAAGACTAAGTACTTAAGCCCAAGTGTATCTAGTGAAGTAGGGTTAACCTTAACTGGTCCACCCATTGCTGTTTCTAAAGCATTAAACTTATCCAGTAAATCTTGCTCTCTGTTTGGAGGATCAACCCAGTCTTTCATTATCCTTCCACTAAGGAAAGCTTCAACCTCAGTCTCGCCATCGTACTTGACTTGGATAGCTTGAGTAGCAGGGGTTAAAGCACCACTCTCTTGAATTATCCAAACAGGAATATCATGGCGCTCCATTGTTTTACCGCCATCAAGTTGAACTACTACACCGCTGTTCGTCTCAGCCCTAGAGCTCGCCCCAATCTCACTTACATTCCCTGTTATTTCAGTCACTATTTGTTGTCTAGTCTTTGTTGCCATTCTTAACTCTCCCTTACTGCCATATATACAGTTAAACCTTTTGCTGCTGTTGTGTGAACAGAGTCAATATCTATTGTTATTATATCCCCTACTGATAAAGACGTGGTTGTCAAATCCGGCTTCGTTGTAGCAGTGGTCGTCGTCTTCTCCGCTGAATCGAAATCTAATTTATTGGTAGTCATGATACTTGTGCCACCAATACTTATATCTACAACCATTGTACCTGTTGTACCAGCTGTAGAGTTAGTTGCATATAAATAGAATGGAGAGCTATCACTCTGTAAGATCGTACCTGCTATTGGAGAGACAAAGTCTCCAGCTATATTGGTTGCAGCCGCACAGTCTGTATCTTTCTCTACAAGGTTGAACGTGAGCCATCTAATGTTTCTCTTTGAATCTTGGAACCCATCAGGGGTCAATGCTCTCGTAGCATCAGTACCAGTATCTGTCTCAGCAGCTGTTGCAAGCTCAACTTTACCAGCAGTAGTGGTACTAGCAGCACTAACAACTGCATCTACATTACCAGTCGTAACAGTTCCTACAGTTGTGATATTAGCTTGAGTAAAATGCTCATTAGCATCAAAATTAGCAGCCGCATCGTGGTCCACTACAAAGTCCATATCACCAGTTGCGTCTTGGTAAGTGATCGTAATCCCCGTGTGCGTACCAGTCGCGTTTGAAATCAACTCCCCTGCATAGTCCTCTACTTGTTCTTGGCTGAGCGTAGCAGTTATATACCCACTATCGTTTGTCCATTGAGAAATATTACCCGACTTATTTGTAAATGTATCAGTCGTATCTCTACCTACAAGAGTGTCTGTTGCTGATGGAAGGGTTAGCGTATAGTCAGAAGCGAGAGAAGCTGCTGTTGTTAATCCTATGCTATTCGTTCCATTTGCTGTGTCTTCAAACAATTTAACTGTAGCCTGTGAACCAGACCAACCTAGGAACTCATAAGCCCCTGCACCTTTTGACTGAAAAGCAAGCCCGACATTTGTATCGCTTCCGTAAGAGTAAAGTATAGGGCTACTCCCTGTTACACTATTTCCTATTTCGAGATAGTTTACCGCAGAAGTGTTTTTGTGAAACATCAACAGCTCATTACCTGAATCATCAGTTATCCCGTTATGGTGATCAAATGAGATATTAAATCCGTTTGTATCTAAGTCCCCTCCCAGTTGCGGTGTAGTATCTTCAATTATATTAGAGATACCGCCAACACTAATGGCTTCGATCTTGTCGTAAATATCTTTCTTGGTAGGAACCTCTAACGAACCACTCCAACCCGCTCCATACGCTTCATCCGGCACTGTTACATCGCCAGAAAAAGCTCCTGTCCCAGTAACATCAAGAGCCGCTACTGGTGAACTGTTCTGAATACCCACATTCCCATCCGACTTGATATAAATATCTGGATTAGTTGTTGCATTGTTTACATATAACCCTAAACCATGACTGGTATTTGTACCAATTCCAAAGGAATCTTCTCCAGTACCATCAGTTGCGAAGAACTGGCCCACCCAGCCGGTACTTGTATAGAAAGTTGCAAGTGTTGGATCTGTTGAAGTTGCTGCGTTTTGCTTTGCGTAAAAAGGAACTGAGCCTGAAGAAGTTACAATATCTAAACCAGCAGCAGGAGAAGCATTATTAATCCCTACAAATTCCGTGTTTGCTTCAATCGTCACTTGTGGTGTTGCGAAGGCGCTATCATTAGACAGTAAGATTAAATCCCTAGTTGTCCCAGTACCATTTTTAGCCGAAATAATTCCACTAGTACCAGTTGGACCATAGGTTCCATTTTTAAATGACCCTAACCAAATCACACTGGAATTGTCAACGTCATTAGTTTCTTGAACAGTATAAGCAAGGTCAGAACCAGCAGCTTGACCATCTAAAACTATCTGCCCTTGAGCATAATCTGCGTGCGCCCATAAAGGAACAGCATGATCGTGACCCGCTGCATCCATCGTATCTGAGTCAGCTGTAATCTCAACTTGACCAAGAGTGTTAGAAGCTTGATTGACAGAGAGCTTCAAGTCCTTATCAAGGTTGAAGACTGCGGTTCCTCCGTTATCTTCAAACCGTAAATAGTTACCAGTGTAAGAAGCGATTGAACGACCAAAGATTATATCGTCACCAACGACAGCTGGGAATACATTTAAAGCGCCACCAATATCAGTAGGAATACCCACAAACAGTCTATCGTTTGTAGGATCCCATGTTAAAGCTGCTTCAGATTCTGTACCACCACCACTAACTGTATAAACAAGCTCACCAGCATCAGCACCACTACGACCGCCACCGCCTATTACACTCAGTACATCATCATTGTCAATCTTTCTAAATTCAGCTGCTGATGTATCCCAATAAACCCACTTATCACCAGATGCTACACCTGTAAATTCAGTTAGTAAATCTGCATCATAAATCAATGGGTGCTCAGAACCAATAACTCCTGCCGTCCAAACGTCTGCGCTCTCATCCCAATATAAGGCTGAATTAGTACTAGTACCACGTTCAACTTCAATCCCCACATCAGCTGAAGGAACCCCCGCCTCATCATCATTTAAGACAATTGTATCTGTATCAAAGTTAACTGTTGTTGCCTTAACTTCAAAGGTTCCACCTTCTGAATAAAAACTCTCGCATCTTAAATCTGCATAATCAGTGTCTGCATTGTTCCTAACCTGCATCTCACCTGAGCTTTCAATCAATTGAACCTTGGTTATTAACCCAACCTGTAAAGCTCCATGTGCCCAAATGTCACCAGCCTCACCAGTTGTTCCAACCTGTAAAGTATTACCTGCTGTCGTGAATGTAAATGCATCTTCACCTGTAAAGTTAGTTCCATCTGCGTAAACTACATGACCGTTAGTCACACTTGAACCTGCAAGGTAATCAACCTCACTATTAGTAGCTGTTACATCAGTGATATGAGATAAAACTGGCTGCACATTAACCCAAGCACTACCACTCCAGCGGATCATATCACCACTAGTAGCACTAGTAATAGTTACATCACCTACATCATTTAATTCAGCAGGAGTTCCAATCGTAAACCAAGCACTACCGTTATAAGCACGAAGTACATCTGTATCCGTCTGGTAATAGAGGGACCCCTCTGCCATGTTAGTAATACCACTCTCTAAACCTGAAGCTATATTAGCTAAACGTAAACCTGAATTTAATGCTCCCTCAAAGGCGATCACATCGGAGAATAAAGTATCCGACTGACGCACTTGACCAGTCCCATTACCTTCAATCCATAAATCATCATTGGTATCTTTACCTGTAACCCAACCACCACCTGACTTTGTACCAATCGTAGTACTACCTAAATCTGTATCTAAAGCTGTCGAGATTCCACCAATTGCATTAGTCAAACCAGTAACTGACAGACCACCACTACCAATAGTCACTGCACCACTATCATCATAAGTGGGAGCATTAGTCCCACTCTGAATCAAGTAACCAGTGGTGTTATCGAAACGAACGATTGAATGATCTGCTACTGAGACGCCGCCACTATAAGCTACATCACCAACTCCATCTAAGCGAACATTACCAGAACCCTCATCTACTAAATTAAGAGCCGCAGGGGTAGTAAGATCTGCTTGTGCTTTAAACTTAATCGTATCAACACTGCTAACAGATTCATCATTAACCAATTCAACAGCATCAATCGCACGACCACCAATTGCAGTCAATAAATCATTCTGATCAATCTTCTTATGCTCACCGGCTGTTGAATCATAGAAGCAAAACCAGTCACCAGTAGCCGGAGCAGAATCCTCTGTTAACTCACTGAACCTTAAGCCAAGTGTATTCCCGGTTTTAATTAAACCCTCACCTGCTGTGATCTGGCCAGCACCAGAGAATTGAGCGAATACTAAAGCAGTAGTATCAACTACGATTGGATCGTTAGTCGTTAACACCCAGCCTGAATCTGCGTTAGTTGTACCTTCTGCTACAAATGTAAATGCGCCTGCAGTAACCTCTGCATCTGTATCAAAATCAGTTGCCCTTGTTGGTGCACCACTTGCGTTAACTGTATAGATTCCATTCTCAGGACCGCTACTTTGGTCCTTAATTAAAATTCGATCGTTAGTTGCTAATACAACTCCATCAATCGTATCTCCATTTTCAAAGTCAGTAGCTAAAGTACCAGCCGCTGTAGTTGCGACTCTTACTGAATCTTTTACATCCAATCCAGATGCAACAGCATCTACATATGCTTTAACGGACTGTTGTGTTGGTACTTTAGTAGCACTATCAGAACTAAGATCATCTTCATCTAATACCCAGCCATTCCCAGAAACATCAGTGTCTGCGTTATAGGTAATGTCCGCCGTATCACTTAAAGCTGTGGAAGCACCTGTTACCTCTGTGCCAATCGTAAGACCCGTGATGTTCGCAGCATCTATGTTTGTAGCACCCTGGTCTGTCGTCCAATCAATATGCTCGTTTGCTACATAGTTAGTAGCCGCATTGTGATCGACGACAAAATCCATATCACCCGTTGCGTCTTGATATGTAACGGTAATGCCTGTATGAGTGCCAGTTCCAGCTGACATCAAAGCACCCGCATAATCCTCAACCTGCTCTTGGGTTAAGGTCGCCGTGATATAACCAGAGTCATTCGTCCACTGAGAGATATCTCCTGATTTGTTGGTTAGAGTATCTGCACTACTAGCTGTTATGAAAGCTGAGGTTGCATTGCTGTAATTTGATAAGTCATTATCGACAGTGAAATCAATCTTATCTGTACCGTCTAGCGCGATAGCAAGAAGGCTGCTAGTGGAGTTCAATTTATAAAGCTCTAGGTCAACACCTGTCTTCTGCTTGAAGATACCAGTACCTGCTGTACCTACGTTGCTAGCAGTGTTAGACTCACCGCCTACAGAAAGAGCTTCAATCTTGTCATATACCGCATTCTTAGTAGGAACCTCTAGGGAACTATCCCAACCCACTCCGTAAGCCTCATCGGGAACCGTTATATCTGTGCTTGAAGCCAACACCCCTGAGCCTATGACCGCGGCGTCTATGTTTAAATCTGTTCCGTCATACCATATAGCAGCGTCGCTACCTTCACCGAAGTATAGCTGAGCATCATCGTTTAATATGTGCAAGTCACCAGTACTGCCGATCTTCAACCTGTCGTCAACAGCGGTTGCGTCATGAAAGACTAGCTCATCTGAAGTGTTCGATTTTATCGAATAGTTCGTTGAACCAAGGAGCTTAAGTATTGTATCTGTGGCACCGCCTGCATCAAGACTGACAACTCCTGTTGAGTCATAGCTGAAGCCAGAGTTCCCGCCGAAGGAACCATTGTCATTGAACTGGACGTGTCTATTACTACCACCTGGTGCGGTAGACCCGCCACTAGATACGGTAACCGATCCGTCACCGTTATCCGTAACCGTTCCGTTGGGAAACTTTATCGTCGAGACGCCGTATACATTAGGAGTTCCATCAGGTTCTGTTACGTTTAGACTTGTTGAGCTAGCGCCAACTAAGGACATTAAGCAAGCTCCTCTACCACCATTGTTACTGTCCCAGCTGCGACGGCAAAGTAACTACCGGAGATAGAGTCTGTGTCTAGTGCAGCGTTCTCGCCCCAGGCCGTTGGACTCGTTTCATAGAAACGCTCTCCACTTGCCTTTAGTTGAACCCCTTCTGCTACAGTCTGCGAATCGTTCTCTAAGATATAGATCGTCGCCGCACCTGTGTTCTGAAGGTTCACTTGCCTTGTCGCCCCGCCAAGGGTTCTACCTGTAACCGCTGCGTCTAACAGGGTGTCTAGTGTACTTGGAGTGGTGGTCACAGTTACTGTGATACCTCTTCGAGAACCTAGTCCTAGTCTACTGTGATTTGTTTTTCTACTCATAATTCTATTTTACCTCAATTTATTTACACTAACTGAGCATCCAGCTCTGCAATTTTTGCTAGTAATTTATCAGCTAAAGTTGCCGTTAAAGCTGAAGCCCCATCCTCTTTACTCTTCTCCACCCTCGCCTTAATCATTGCCACCGTTGCTTTCGTCGCCTTGAAAGATTTGTCTGTCAAAATATTTGCAACGAAGATGCTCTCATTTGCCCAACTGTTTAGTTCAGCCTCCTCTTCAGGAAACTCTTTTGCTAAAAGCTCAAGAATGTTAACCTCAAGGCTCAGTTGCTTTAGTGGGTCGTGAGCTTCAACAACAGTCTTCGCTGTTGAAAGTTGACTCTTTGAAGGTTCACCTTCCCAAGAGACCTCTCCTCGACTATTGACACCTACCACCGGTAGCCCTGCGTCCCTTAGTTCTTTACCCAATACTGATACGTTATATGTCATACTTCAATCTCCGCTACTAACCCACTCTGGCTCCAGCCCCCTGTTTGAGCTGCCCAAAACTGCATATTATTGGAACCGTTAGATTTTTCTACCCACTGTAAGTAGTGGTACCCAGCGCTAGGGTATCCACCATAGCTGGCAAGCGCAGTACTGTGTACACTTACTGCCGTAGTATTGCTTACTCCCCTGAATAGCTGGGCATGATTCGCATTCGTCGCATCCAAAGCAATCCCAGCAAACCCATCCGAAGCAGCGTTGTCAGCTCTTATTACAGCAAAGAGGTCGGCTTTAACCGCTCTCGCCACTGGAAGAATGAATTCGACACGAGTTTCTCCAACTGTTGTCGTTGCATTTGCGGCACGTATCGTCGTACTACTATAGCTCCAATTACCAGCGTCACCGTCCGCAAAAAGTCTCCTCGGAAGAGGTCTCTCTAAGTCTGACAACAGCCAACTATTGTCTGTCTGCTGCGTCTCTCCACTTGAACTCGTTGTTCGCCCCGTCCCAAGTAGTCGTCGAGTTGCGTCGCCCGACTTGACATAAATGCCATTCTGTAAAGTTATAGCTGTCGCCCTATTTGTATCATCCGTCCAGTCAAGAGCCTCTAGAGCTAACGTCCCGTTATTGTTATAGCCAAAGATGTCAAAGTTAGTGTCAGTCGTAGATGGTACTGCGACGGAAACCTCAGAGAAGCCTATATCTACCCAGTCAGAGCCGTCATACAAAGCTATACGATCACCCTTATATGGTGTGAAATAGACAGTTGTCTTTGCTGTCTGGTCTGTCGTGCTAACAGCTTCTCCCGACTCAAGTGTTAAACGTCCTGCTCGAGGGAGGTTAACAACTGCTATAGAAGATGAGGCAACCGCAACCCTCCACCCTGTCCCGGATGTCAAGCTACTAACTAATGTCCCTTTATAATGAGCGCTCCCAGCACTTAGAAGTAAATCACTTGCCACCCCGTTAATTCTCTCGCCACTCGCAGCTTGCTTCAACGTTACTGCGCTTAGGTCAGTCGCGTCACCAGCTGTCAGTTCAAAAGAAGATAGATCATCCGGATCATCTATTAACGTGATCTCGGTAACGCTTGATCCAACTATATACTTCCCGCCATTCTCAATAGTAAAGTTTGTTGTCTTGCTCTCCCATCCAGTCTTATACGTGGCATCTCCATGGAGAGCTAGGTTTTGTGTACCTGCTGTCGGTTCAATCGCAAGCCCCCCTGTCCCTGCAGTACTGTTCGTCGCCCCCGTCATGTCAACCACTCCAGTTGGATCTGTAACTAAGGTGCTGTAGTTACCTGTTGTAATAACTTCAGACGCTGTGGAGGTTCCAGACCCATACTTCAACTTACCCGTGCTAGTTGTAGTGATAGTTATATCTCCACCGGTTGTCTCTGAATCAATGTCATCAACCTGGATGCCACCTTGGAATCTCTGCAAAGCTGTAGCGATAGACTCAACGCCTGCTTGCAAGCCCTGGTCTATGATCCAGTTCATCGCCGTGATCAAAGGGGTCAATACAGTTGTATTGTTCGTGTTCTCAGTTGCAGCCTCTACCGTCTCACCATCGTTAACGGTGATGAGGTCTGTAGTTTGTGGCTTACCACTTGTTACGTCAGTCTTGTTTGTTGCCATTACCTAAATTTCCCTTCTTTAAACTGCTTCTGTAAGAGCTTAGGGATCTCATCCCGCCTTGCTCCCTCCATTATCCTACGTGCCTGCTGCTTAGTCAAACGCCCTCGGTCTATATCCTCAAGGAGTCTGAACTTTAATTTCTTTTCAATCAACTCGTAAGCCTTCTGTCTATTGTCATATATAGCAGCTTTCCTTGGGTCTGCTGTCCTATACTTCCCATAGCTACTCTTCATTGCTTGTCGCCTTGAGAACTCTGCTTGCGCTGTTGGGCTGTCTTTCACCGCTTCCCTTGGGTCAATGCCTAGTTTGGCATACTTCTCTCCCCTCTTATACTTAGCCAGTTCTTCGTTTATGTCAGACCGCTTCATCCTTTCCGCCTTTGTGAAAGCGCCTTGTCTTGAAGATGCCGCAATAGGCTCTGTTATCCAGCGAGGTGGAAGCTTCCCAAACTGCTTATTCGTATTAGGGTCAAGGATAGCAAGTGGCTCACCAGCGGCAGCCAACTTAACAGCCTCGCCAGTGCCCTTCACTACATTCGATGCGCCTGGTCTCAAGAAGTCCAGAAAGGCTCCCGTAGGGTCCCGTCCCTCCATGAAATTATCAAAAGAATATTTATTGGCCAACGGAATAAAGTTCTCAAGCATTTGATCGCCAAACTCTTGAACGTAACTTGCCGCGCCCGCAATCCCGTACCCTGCCAAAGAAGCAAAGTAAACCCTAAGAGCCACGGTCGGCGCAATCTCTAGAGCAAGGGCTCTCGTAAAGTTCTGCGCAGCGTTCCCGAAGTCGCGGCCAACTTCACCAACTGTTCGATCCAATAGTATGTTTGCGTTCTTGATCTGGAAAGATTTAACAGGGTAGAAGAAGTTCTTCCCGACCTTCGTACTCGCAAGACTTGCCTTATCCCCTTTGGACAGAACCTGCCCTCCAACATTTCTAGCAGCAGAAAGCACCGTGTTCAAAGTCTTTGCGGTGAATTTTTTATTGCTCGCAAAGTCAGTAAGTATCTCCACCCGGTCTTCAGGGGCTACCCAGTTCTCGAGAAACCTCTCGAAGTTTGTAGTCCCGGTCCCCTTCTTCAGCTTAAGTTCAGCGTTTCTTCTCAACCACTTGTGTGCAGTGTTTAGGGTTAAGCTTGCTTCCATTTGGTTAGCCTTATGGAAAGGAAGTAAAACCATTCTGTCACTAATAACCTGCAACGCACCCTCGTTTGTTTCAAGGTCATTTAAAACTTTAAAGTTAAGGTCCGAAGTTTTCAACCTGCCACTCCCTGGTCTAACGTAGTCTAACATTGCCGCAAAAGTTTCTGACAGACCAAAGCGACTCATGTTACGAGGAACGGACGTCAACTGAATAGCTGTAGTTTGCCCACTGGAAAGTAAACCTGCGTTAACCATTGTGTTCCACACCTTCCAGAAAGAGTTGTACTCGCCAGGGGTGTAAGCTTCTGTCAGAGCTTTCATAGCCTGTATGCCCTGGAGCTCTGTCAGCTTACCAGACTTCCTACCCATCAAGATCTTCTCTGTTATCAAGTCCGCGACAGACTTGCTCTTCTTCAGGTCCTGCCCTTTAAACATTCTAGCCAAGGATAACTGAGTACCCGTACTCTTCAGATGACTATCTAGAGCAACCAAGTTGTCCTCGTAAAGATCTAACATCTTCTCTGGAATTTTTTTAATTTGCCTTTCACCAACAACTCTTTGCATGATACTGTCTTCAGTTTCGACGGAAGTCTCTAGTTGATCTAGCACCTGTTGCAGGTAAGACTCTCGCTCTTCACGAGTGATGATCCCCTCCTTCTCCAGCTCTTTAAGATACTTGTCTGGGCGAACTCTTTTACGTGGAGCATAGTTTTGAATGCGATCAGGTACATCTACTCCCGCTGCCCTTAACGAAGTATGAATCTCTCCAAGCACCTCCTCATTTGCTAGAGCAACTCTCCTTTCCAGGTCAGTAAAGCCGTCCCACTCCCCGTTTTGCAAGGCTTTTTTGTCTAGCTTCTTGTAGACTTGCCTGAACTGCTTAAAGCTCAGCCCCGTTAGATCTTCAACTTTTTGCTTGTACAGGCGACTCGTGATGGCTGGGGTGTTCATTGCCGCGTTATAGTCATTGGCAATGTCTTCCGCCCCAATCTTCTTCAAGAAGGTCACGGCATCAGACCCAGCCCGGTAGACAGTCATTCCTTTTTCTACCATCTTCCCGAGAAACGATTGAGCCGAAGCTCCCTCGAATTCTTTTTGAACCATTGCTTCCTTTTGAAATTTACCTGGCTTCTCCTTCTTCTGAGCTTGAAGCTTCCGCAGCTCAACATCTTCTTCAACCGTCTTAACGACAGCCTTGTACTGCTCAGGGTCCGCATCCCTGAGACCACGGACATTCTCAATAATCTCCCTCTCAGTCTCAGTCATTGGCAAGTTCTCTTTGGAGTTGTCAATATACTTCTGCAGAGTATCAACCTCTTCGGTCATCTGCTCCATCGCCTGCTCTTTCTGCTTAATGCCAAGGGACTCATCTAAAGCATCAAGAGTATTCTTGTGCCTCATCTCTAACTGGCGAGTGGTATTGTCTAGTTGGCTTAACGACTCTTGTGCCATTGAAGCGTCCTTCTCCCACTCCACAGACTCAGCTTGACGTTTAACTAAGCTCTCCTCTTTAGATCTAATCTTGCCGTCTAGAGATTGAAGCTCTTTCTCCAAAGCTTTAATCTGCTCAGGTCTCTGCTTGGCATTACGCTTAGACTTAATACCCTTCAGCCTCTTGACTTCTTTCTGAGCCTTAGTCTTAGCTACCTTCAGCTCCTTAACCTCTTCCCTGCGAGTCGCGACAGTCTCTTTCAGCTCCTTGATACGAGTCTGTGCTTCATCTAATCTAGTTTGAACCTCTGCCTTTTGCCCTCTAACACCTTTGATTTGAGCGTTAACCTCGTCCAGTCTAGCCATAGTTTCTCTTGCCATTGCCGCGTCTTCTATGTCAGCAGGCTTGTTTTTTAAACTAGCGATATCCTGCTTGCGAGTCTCAATAGCTTCAGCCGCCTCACTAGCAAGTTGTTGACGCTGATCAAGCTGTTGCTTCCTAGCTTTCAACACCTGTATATCTCTCTCAGAAACAGGCTTACCTTCCACCTGTACCATGTCAGCTTCAGCAGCCTTAGCTTCATTTAAACTCTTGAACCTTCTACGGCTCATGTTCTGCATTTGTTGAACACGCCTTTGCCCCGAGGCTTGTACTCTTTGAGCTACGCCTTCTAGGGTTTTCCCTATAACTCTCTTGCCAACGCTTGCACCCATGTGCAACCCCTTGCCAAGGACTCCACCAACTAGACCAGCCCCCGTGCCCATCGCAGTCTGTTTACCAATCTCTCCAACGTCTGCCCTGGTTGTCGGGTCTAAGTCCAGCTGCCTAGAGGCTCCCTCTAAGAGACCTAAGGCTCCACCCTCAAGAGCTCCGACCCCCATCATCGTGAAGAGTCCTGTCCCCGCGGCTGCACTGAGTGGAGCTACGGCTGAATACTTCCCTAAACCAAAGGGGATTCCAAAAGCTAGTTCAGCAGGGGTGCCACCTTCTGCCATCATTTGCTGTAGGTGTGGCTTCTCTTTAAATAAGTTCTCCACAGCCGTGTCGGCTCTAGTCCCAGGCTCCGTATAAAACCCTTCAGGCACAGGGCTTGTAAGCTCCATAGCTTTCAAAGCCAAAAGATTGCGAAGCAGGGCTCTCTCCTTCTCTGCTTCAAAGGCTTCGTCATCTTCACCTAAACTCTTCAGGGCCGCCTCGATATTAGCTTCAAGACTCAGTGCTCCTCTTGCGGCACCGCCACTCACGTCCTGTACAAGATCTGCAATCCCAGCCGTGAAACCTACTCCGGCTCCCTCTTTAGCTAAGTCTGCATACTCTGAGATCCCAAGTTTGTAGGGTTCGGTTGCCATTAAAGATCTCCGTGTTTCTCTAACAGAGCTTCATATTGCAACCCTAGATCAGAGCCTTCCCCACCAAATAAACCTCCGATACTATCGAAGACATTCTGGAACATGTTCTGCTGGGACTGCCCTTGATCAAACTGTTTCATCGCACTGAGCAAACCAAAGTTGTCTTGTGCTCTAGCCTTACCGTAAGCCTCAGAAGCTTTAACTCTGTACTTACCAGCGATCTCTGACTTCCTCAACTCATTTGCGAGCTTCAGCACGTCTGGCTGCTTCTCAAAGAACTTGCCATACATATCAGGTAACTTGTCTACATTAGTGTAATCTATATTGTCCCTCATCATCTGGAGTTTGTTTGCTTGCTGTTGCAATCCCAGCTTCTCTAGAGCGCTCAACCCTTCTGCATCCGATGCCGCCAACACGTCATTGATCTGTAGCCCTAGATTCTGCTTAGCATAAGACGCGCGCCCCGCATTTCTCCTTGCTGTAGCTATAGAGCTTAACCCCCCAAGCATTCCCTTCATTCGGTTGTAACTTCTCTCTTGTGTATACTGTCTGTCCAAAGCTCCTTGAGCTCCGGCGACATTTGCTAATACATCTATTTTCTTTGACATTATCCTAACAACCCTCCTACTCCACCTATAATCGCACCAACCGGTCCACCAGTTGCAAAGCCTGCGAGAGCACCAGTTGCTGCTCCCCCTAAGTTCAAACCACCCTCATCTCCACCAGGTCCAGCACCTGGCATCACATCTACAGGGGAAGAAAGTAAAGCTGTTCTAAGCCCTTGTTGTTGAAACCTGTTCGCTATGTTCTGTTGCTGTAATGTTGCTGCCATTTGAGCCGACTGAGGGTCAGTAAATAACCCTGCCGCTCCTGGGCTCATGATGCCGGACTGGTAATTACGTAAAGCCTGCGCCTGGCGACCAGCTCGCCCAGTGAGCATCTGTTCCTCTCTGCCTGCAAGTTCACCCATTGCCTGAGTTAAGAACCTAGACTGAGCCTTACCAGCAGTGTCTGCGATAAACCCTGGAGCAAAGGAACTCTTTGATGTACCAGACCCCACCAGCTCACCAAGTGCTGATCGAGTTGAGTCTCTATAAACATCAGAGAACTCGTCCATATAACGAGCCTTCATTTCGTCAAGACTTTTCTGTTGACTTGGAAGCAACCCTTGTTGGTTAAAACCTTGACTGAGCATACCTTGCATGCCACCAATCCCTGTCATCCCAAGGGATCTTAAAGCGTCCAATAATCTTTCCGACTCACCACCCATTTGCACCCCGCCAGGAGTGAACTGCTGTTCCGCACGAATGCGACCATCATCTACTGATAGACCTTCAAACTCTCCACGCTTAATAGCTTTACGAAAACCTTTACTATCTCTGAACCTAAGGTTGTTAGCCTTGCGTTCAGCTGTACTTGGATCTACACCCTTGTTGATCAAGTATTTCTTAAATGCTTCTTTCTTCAGGTCCCGCCCAGGGATCTTCTGAGCTTGCGTTACTTGAGCCCCACCAGGACCGTAACTCGCCGTACCATATAAAGACTCTAAACCACCCCCGAAACGATCCAGGTCATCAAGAGCTGCTTGCATCATCTCTGGAGTAAACATCCCCGTTGCAGTTGGAGCTACTCCTGGTTGCATCATTGAAGTCATGGCTGGTCCGGCCACTGCCATTAGTTGATCCAAAGGTAGTCCACCTCCCACTGCCCCTCCGGTAGATGGCTGCGGTAAATTCTGTTGCGCCCAAGCTTCGTATGACGGTGATGACATACCTCAATTATAGTTTATTGTTTACCCATTGGCAAATATCGGAACACAATTTTGTGTATAAATGGAGATGCTGCATCATTGCTTCGTACTCTACATTTCAAGATCTTCCCGATATTATTCGTGGGCGTGAACTCTATCCTCTTCAAAGGTTGCCCGGCAAAGGACGAGTACTTAGACGTGCCGTACACCGCAGACCCAAACAGGGACTGGCCTGTAGTGGATATCGTTAACCTGTCATACCCAGATCTATCGTCCTCCCACATGTGGTAGAACTCAAGCAACCCTTCTGTATCGCTAGGGTTACTGTAGTAAATTATAATCTTCTTAATATCCTTGTTGTTATCTAGGTTCCCAAAGTCTAGCGGAGAAAGTTGATACCACATGTCGATAGGCTCCCCATCATAATCAAAGCCCGAGTTAGTTTGATAGATCTTATTCCTACTCACTATCAACATCTCATTGGTTGCTCTATCAACAAAGCTGTCAACGAAATGGAAGTCATCACCAAAGCCTACGTCTAACCCCCACTCCTCGTCCTCATTGGAGTCCGCATAGTCATAGACATGTTTCTTGTCAGGGAAAGATTTAGAAGGCGCTGACGGGAGCCACAGGTGCAGCTCGCCCTTAATAAAATGGTTGACCAACCTACCCCTTTTGAACTGCTCAAGCGTGACGGACTCAAAGTCAGGGAAGATCTTACTAGATATCCCTCTCGGCTTGACGTCTTGGAAGTTCTCTGTACTTAGGAAGTGATAAACCGTACCAAAGTTAGACACAAAGAAGATGTCATTGTCCCCTTTAGGGGCGACAAGTCTATGGTGCGGACATCCAACCTCCCGGTTTAAACACTTCATCTGAATCTTAGGAGTAGGGTACCCATTGCCTGGAGGGAAAATACCTGTAACAACATGTATCTCTCGCTCACAAAGGACTATTAAATACTCATTATTAACTGTATGTATAGATGTTATCGGCGACCTAGCATCTAAATCTAACCAGAAAGCAATGTTGATATTACCAGAGTTATTTGAACCAAAGTCATCATAGTCAAAGAACTTACTAAAGTACAGGCGATAAGGACGCAAGGAATCTCCTGACAACACAGCCCTGTTCTGATAGAACGCACCAAACTTAGGGTACCCAATGTCCGTACCTAAAGTTGTAGGGTTCGCCTGTGTCGCGTTATTAGACTCGTCAAGCAAGGTGTTATTCTCCACGTTAAAGGTTGGAGGCCACGGTATATCAGCGGCAACGCCGTTGGTAATTAGCTTAGGGTTATTCACCCCATCAACAAAGATCCCCTCACCATGTGTAAGTTCGAAAAAGAAAGGGTCCCCATCGGAAGTTAGAGTTGTGTCTATCACCGTATGGAACCCATTCTCAGAATTCACAAGCTTCATCTCGGGGTAACTAGCTGTTATATAGTAGTTCGTTCCATCTTGATCAGAGTAATTAAAATGATTCTCTAGTCGAGTGTCTATCCCATACTCTGGGAATTTGTCAGTCCAGCCTAGCTTCTTGGCTAGCCCGAACTGTTTAGTTATCTCAAAGTTCTGAGCCGAAGGTGTCTGACCATAGATCAAACTATTCTCGTCATCTCGAGTATTACGCCCTCTGAAGAAGTCATAAGCAAAGGACTGGGTTGTAGCTAGATCTGTCATTACCTAGTGTAGCCAGTGGTTGACTGAGGTCCACGAGCTGCAAACATAGGGTTGTCTGCTAGGAACTCCTTCGCGCCACCGTAACCTAACTCCTTAATTCTTCTCTTACCTTTCTTGCCAAACTTGCCAGTGTTAAAGAACTTGCCGCCGAAGTCATACTGATCATACTCTGGGTTAGAAACACTCGCAGCTTTAGGAGGGAAGAGCCCACCTGTATCTGTCCCTTCATAAGGTTGAGCGCCGCCAAATGCACCGCCGCCTACTGGGGCTTGAGCCGTTGGTCGAGAGATTGGAATCGGAGCACCTGCGTAACCAGACGCAGCGCCTTGTTCTGGGTAACCAAATGGTAACCCCGCTGTGCCAACCGGGGCGCCATGCATAGGTCCGAAGGAAGTGATGTTAGGACTAAAGGCGCCCCCTGTTACTGGTTGGTCAAACAGTCCACCGAACCCGCCGCCGAAGCGAAAGTCCTGGTAAGGAAAGCCGTAGGGATTGTAAGGATTGTATCTCATAACGTTCTGTCCGCGTAGTTGTAGTTCATTCGGAACCTATTCCAGCCTTTGCGCTTATAGGTATGTTTGTTCCTCTCGAAGAACTTTTGTTTTTGTGAATCAAACTCTTTGAAGTAGCTCTGCCACTCAGGGTCGCCATCTGCTTTACGCAGGTAGGCGTACATCCCGCTCTGCAAAGCTAACAGAGCAGAGTCGGGAAGTACGATAGTGTCAGTGATATTGCTTGCTGTGATATAAGGAACTATCTGTTGATAGGAAACAACTAAGGTATAGACTTGGGTGGGCACCGGTAGGATATACACCTTCCCCCCCAAGACATACCAATACTGTGGATCGTTACTTTGAAACGTCTTGAGCTTATAGTCTTCTGCTTGCTCTGGACTTATCAAAGCCATCTTCAACAGAGAGGTCTCTCCGCTCTTCTTATACTTAATCCACTTAATAACATTAGAGTCCCAAGTGTCTGACGGTGAGGTTAGCTCACCATTTGCAACAGTCGTAGAAACTTCTTCTATCTTCTCTGTTGCGTCTATATCAAAGCTGTCCTGAATGAAATGCTGAATCGCTTTCTTTGCAGCTTGAACTCCCTGTAAAGCATCGCCACTGTTCTCACCTACGGCTGTAGCCCCTAGTGGAGTGGCTCCATACTCAGCTCTGGCCGAGTTTAAAATGTCGAGATATGTTGCCAATCGGTTCCGCCTTTGTAGGTTTCACGCCTTCTTCTTCTTCGCGACGTTTCTCTATCTCTTCCATTATACCTTCATATTGGATCTTTGTTAACTTCTTCTGCTTAGGAATATCAACTTTTGCTTCTTCAAGCGCAGCTTCAAACTCTCCATATTCAACAAGTTGTTCGATAACCCACAATGGGAAAGCGAAATCATTGTCCGCTCTCTCTCTTCTGATGTCCTGTATATCTGGCTCGTAGTGTATACTGCGCGGCTTAAGACCACTGCGCTCTATCTTATACTCAGCCATGAACCTCTCCCAGTCTGAGTCTGAATTAAACTTATGAGTCAATACCCTAAAGACTGGCATGCCATTGTTCCAACAAAGCTTTACTGGATCTGGCTGTCCCCTCCAGACTATCTCCCTAAAGTCTGTACTCTCTGCCTTAAAAGACAAATGATCACAGGAGGTGAGGACGACTTCTTTCAGTCCGTTCCCTGGCTCTGTGATCTCTCCTGTTTGAAAATCTCTTTTCGCGTGTTTTATATCTGAATTAAGTCTCAGTGAACTGTTCTTAGTTACAAATGGCATTCTATTCTATTCTCCTTATGTCTGTTCTGTTCTAAAAAAAGGGGGAGGCTTTCACCTCCCCGGGCCGTAGTAATCTATTCTTAGTATCTTACGAGGTTAGATCTGTGTCCAAGTAACCAAGGGTTCTTAACACAAACACTGTAAGTTACACTGAACATTCTAGCTTCGTTGTCTCCACCGTAAATCGCTGGTTGCTCTTCTAACATACGAAGAACTCTAAGCTCAATAAGGTCTTGACGTGGAACGTAAACGATCTCGTTATCTTCCAAACCATCAGTTACCTTGAAGTTAAGAAGGATACCGTTAACGTAAGCTTGACTAGAGAACGAACCAAGAGTCGTTCCGTTGAAAGCTTGAGAAGGATCTCTAAGCATTCTAACGTTCTTGTTCAAGTCTCCAAGAGTTGCCTCTGTACAGTATACGTCACAAGAAGCTGAGCTCATGTTACGTTCAGTGTCAGTTACCTGATTGAACGCGCCACGACTACGAAGTTCGATAACGTCTGTCTCAAGAGTGTCCTCGCTTACAGTTGCTGAACCAGAAGATGCTGTGTACAAACCTCTAGCGTTAGCAAGAGTAAGTACTCCACCAGCGGAAGAGTTATTACCAGCTTGTATTGTATTACCATTACGAGCTGCTGCTCCATCTCCTGCTACACGGAAGTCTTTCCATCCTCTAAACTCAAGGATCTTAAGAGCCTCAGGCGTATTGTTAGCCATCTGGTTCTCAAAACTGATCTCATCTAGGTAATGAGTGATCTGACCGTTCTTCTGTGGGTTGCCTAATCTTACTGTGTAAGAGAAGTTAGAAATGTAGTTGTAGTCAGAAGTCGCATAAGATACGTCTGATTGAGCTCCAACATCACCACCTATAGGTGTGTTTCTAATTAATCTTATCTTCGGTGTGCCCGTTGCTGTATAGGTTAGGGTTGAATCAGTACCTTGGTCTACAGTTACTGTAGCCGTAGAGGTTCCTGAATCCCAGTCCGTTACATTGAAACGGCAAGTGCCATCTCCGAACATGATCTGAGTTACACCAGGGACAACAGAATAAGGGTTAGTTAAACCAGATGTTGCTAGTTGAAAAGAGCCATCGCCCGACGTGTGAGTCGCTGCAATCTCTACCTTCTCAACCTTCAAAAACTGATCAAACCATTCTATTCTAGTTGATGTCTCTGGAACCGCTTTCATGTAGTCTGTGAAAAGCGGCACGTTCACGTTAGCTGTCTTGATAAGGTCTTGCATGACCTCTACCTTGGCTGCTAGTGAATCAAAAGTTGCTGCGTTGTTTTGTGCTAATGCCATAATTTTGTTCTCCTATAACTAAAGTATCATAACTACTTAGTTTTTGCTAGAGAGACTACTTAAAAGTTGTAGTGCCTCAGCCGCTGTAGGCTTGTGACCAGCTGCTTTTTTCTTCTGATACTCTGCCATTGGATTATCTGGTTGTGCTATGTTCTGAGGTTGCTCATTAACAGCGTTCTCCGCCAAGCCTAACCCTGATGGTTGTGCCTGTGTTTGAACTTGACCAGACTGTATCATTGGGGCTATATAGGTTTGAGAGAACTCATTCCAGTGGTGCTCCTTTAAAGACGAGGTCTCCTGTGGTGTAAGCATTCTGCCTAGCTTCTGTTGAGCGCCAGCCTCCATAGTTCTCCATATATAATCAGCAGACTTCTGCAGCATAGTATTCTCTGTTAAGTTTATACCCAAAGACTCCAACTTATCTGTCATCTGTTTGACGTATCCTGTCTTAACTTCTTGGTTCTTTGCAACGACAGTCTGAACGTAGTGTTCAGCCTCTTGCTTTTTCCTTGCCTCTTCAACTAGTTCAGCCCTGAGCTCTTCCTTAATCTCCTTAAGCTGACTCTTCGTAAGGAACTCTTCCTCACCCTCACCTAGCTCACCCTGAGCGGCTTTAGCCTGTTGCTTCTGCACCATTCTCTCAGCTAGCTCTTCAACGATATCATCGTACCCATCTTCTCCAAAGGATGGTTCAACCGGTTGTGGTTGAGCGGCAGGCTCGCCAAAGTTCATACTTAAATCAACGGCTGGCTTCTCCTCTACTGCCGACTGTTCTTCAACCGCCGACTGCTCTTGAGCTGGTTGCTCTTGAACCTCTTGCTCTTGTACTACTTCTGCTTCTGTATTTACGTTCTGTTCTTCTGTCATGTCTATTCTCCTTAAACTAATTCAAAGCCTTGCAGCTTGTTTACTATTTGTACTACTTGTGATTTCCTATGGTACTCTGCCTTAACCACCTCTTCGTCATTGGGGTTAACTGGCACAGCTATAGCCTTAGACCTAAGCCATTGCATAACCGCCTCCCACTCTTGTGGCATGCGATCTATAATCTTGTTGACCGAGACCTTGACCTTATCCTCTAAATCCTCGGGAGGTTTAAAGTCCCCAGTCCTATGCGTCCGCGTTTTTCTCTTCTGTTCCATTCTGTTCTCCTCTAATATTGCGCGGGCTGAGAACCAGGTTCACCCTGTTGTGCTCTCTCTATTGCAGCTTGTTGCTGCGCCGCTATTCTCTTCTGTTCTTCTTCTTCTCGCATGATCTGTGCTTGATCTTTAAGTAAATCTCTTAGGGCTACATCGTTCGCTCTAGCCAACATCATAAGGACTCCATCGAAGTCCATCTTCTGTATAGTCTCTGATGGGAAGTTACCAACGGACTCTAGGAACATAAGCAAGTTCTGTCTCGCAAGCTCCTTACTAACCGTAGTCATAGACCCTGTCACAACAACGTCACTGTCTGAGACAGGAGCCGTCAACATCTGATAGAACAATTTCAAAGAAGGTGGTGGCACCTCTTTTGTATCCTTGAACGTAAGCTCTTTAATCTTAATCTCAAGCTCTAACTGTTGAGCTTCAGCTCTCGCCTGAGCTCTGCGCCCTTCCTCTTCCTGGATATAAGTTTGATAAGCCATCTCCATCTTATAATCAGTGAACTCAAACTCTTTAGGCTCCTCGCCCTCTGCTCCAGGAGCAGGCGGGAACATTCTCATCGCCATCATCTCGATAGCCTCTTCGTCAGGCGTGATGTCAATCTCACTATCAGCAAAGTTATAAAGCTGCTCTATCTGTGCTGCCATAGATTGAACCTCTTGAAGGATACGCATATCCTCAAGTCTCTCCTGTTGAACCTTCTTATAGAACTGATCGTAATGACCTTGGATACCAGAGTAATTAAGTAGTCTTTGGAACAATGGATTCTGAGCTAGAACCTGCTCTAGGGACTGGTCTTGGTCAAGTGGCTGTTCACTTGTACCCATTAGAGACTCCGCCGCCATAGTGACTTGCTCTCTTAAAATTAACTGTGTCGTATTGATTCGAGTTGACGTACTTGGTCTAAGGAACTTCTCATCATAGTTGCCAGCCGCCTCAACGATATTCATCTGTGCGCCACTGTAACTCTCCTTGATCTCAGTCGCCGTCTTACGCCCCTGGTGCATAGACCCTGACTGACCCTTGCTATAACCAACACCCTCTTCAAATGTCTTGTCTAGATACTGCAACACATCAAGGGATGCGTTCATACCTGCGATCATGCCAGGCCCAAAGAGTGATTCAACCTTGTGCTTATATAAAGCACCAGGCTCAAAGTCAGGCATGTCAACCTCATACTCGTCAAGCAGAGCACTAGCTCCGTCCATCAAGTTCTTAGGTGGGTCACCAAGCATAGCTCCTGTTCTGCAGATACCACTAAGCATCTGGTTAGCTGTGTATTGGTGCGATAAGAATGGCATCAATGGACCTTGTTGATAGAACACACCTGGCATGTTCGTACCAAAGGAACCAAATAGTAGACCGTGCTCATAAGGGCTAACGTTCTCAGTCGCCTTAAGTACATAGACTCTCTGTCTCTCCATGTTGTTGTCATCAATAAAAGGCTTGATCAAGCAAGTCAAGTACACGTTCTTAGCTGTGAACGAGTTCTCTCCATCTTGAATATATATAGAAGGGCAGAAGAGTTCGTGAACTCTAACCCTGCCGAAAGGTACGTTGTTCTCCTGGTGCTCCTTAACTCTAGTACTGCCAAGGGCTTGAGAGTAATCAGATGCCTCACCAGCTGTCTGAGGCTTAATAGCCTTGATAACCTCTTGATCTAGGTCTGGTCTGTTCGCCAGATCTTGGTAGTTCACGTCATGATACTGAACAAGATTGCTCTTGCGCCAGTCATCGGTGATAGGGTACAAGCCACATCGCCCAACACCTGGCACGAACGGCTCCACCACATGATCAGAGTTGTTATAGAAATGACCTAGGACACTATTACCATAGCTGATGCTCTCTGCCATGTTCGTCTTATAACGATCCTTGAAGTTGAACCTCTGGTTCTCTGTCTTGATAATGTCTACCCATGCGTCATTGACGAACGGTAAGAACTTCTCCAAGCCAGTGTTGTAAAAGTATTCGCTAAACCCACGCTGAAGATCCAACCAGTCACCATTGGATGGGAACGATAGGTTAGACATGTGAGTCACGTAAGTGCGGAACGCCTTAACCATCATAGGCATATACAAACCACTGAACTCATCAGCCTTGTTAGGACTCTCAAGTTGATCTAACTCAGCACCTGTCAAGCTCTCAACCGTGCCGTCGTTAAGACCGTAGTCTCTATAACTACCCCTGTAAAGCTCATCGTCTAAGAACTCCTGCTTTAAAGCACAGTCCATTTGCCAGCGTCTGTAATCAAACTGCTCCCTGATAAACGCCTTCTCTGTTATACCCACTATGAACGAGTCGAACAAGTCCTTTTGTTTCTCGTCTAAATTATTGATATCAAGTGCTTGTTTAGCCATTAAACCTTCCTATTACATAATACATCAAGTGTTATATCTGTGAGGTTAGTTGCTGTTCCTGCCACTGTATACTTCACTCGGATATAACGCCCAATGTTTACCTCGGGGAAGTACAAGACCTGGCGTAGATTCGTAGATGTATGGGTGTCACTAGGTAGGGTAAGGTTACCTGCCACCTGCGTGAACTGTGTTGCGGTTGTCCCGTCCGCTGCGGTTAAAGTCAAGGTCGTTGTCTTATGTGCGTTCGTGAACGCCTTCTCGCTACTCTGCTCGATCCAAACGTCAAGCAAGTCCGAGGAAGTACCGGACTGTGAAGGCATAGAAAGCACAAAAGCAAAGTCTCGATAGTCCTTAGTGTCAAAGACCGGTGAACTGTAAAAGGTCCCAGTGGTACTGGGATCGACAGCGTTCAATAATGTTGTTGTGATGTCTGCCATAAAAAAGGGTGAGGGCCACCGTAGCGACCCTCATGTCGGGGGGACTAATTAACTAGTCGTATCTGCTTTCACGATATCGTAGTTAAGAACTAGAACAAATGCTCCAGCAGTTAAAGCTGCTGTTGCGATTGTAATAGTAATATCTCTCTCGTCAGTTGTGATCTCAGAGATGTTTGCTGCTGCGCCAGTTTGGATGATCGCCACAGGACCTGCTGCGCCGATAGTACCATAAGCCGTTGCCGCTTTGATACCAGCTGCGTCATCTGTAGGGATGTTGATCGCTACAGTAGCCGAGCCACCGGAAGTCATAGCGGTTGTATTATAGATGTAACCACCTGTAACAACTGCGCCCAAAGGAAGCTTAGGACCACGTAGGGTTACGTCGCCAATTGCTCCACCGTCAGTAGCAAAGTCATAGTACCACTTGCCTCTAAGACCTAGCTCAAGTACGTCACCACCATGACTGATAGCTGGCGTCTTGTTAGCTGTGTCCAGACCTGTTGCGATTAATTCGCCGCTTAGTCCAACTGACTTAATGCCACCAGAGGTAGCTGTTAAACCCGCTTGACCGTCAGTAGTAAAGTCATAAGGGATTGAATTTTTCTTAGTAATTGATGCCATTGTTAATGTTCTCCTAAAAATAGATTAACACGCCGTGTATTCAATGTCTATATCAGCGTCGAAAATGTCGCTTGCGACTCTTCTTCTTCTTAACTCTACCTGCCTTCCGCTCCGTGTAGCTAACCATCTCGAGCAAAGCAGGGAAATCATAAATAAAACGATAGCCCCACGCATCAAATAAATGATCATATAGTCCGTCCTTATATGGGTCTAAGTGATATGTGTTCGCCTTAGTCCCTCGCTTCTTAGCATAAACGTACCCATGCTTAAAGCCCTCTACCATTACCCCCTTAATTACCGTACCGTCTACCCTATAGTAATGACCCAAGTCAGGAGCTATCAAGATACCAGGTGTACCACCCTTCATCTTGTTCATCAAGATCTTAATCACCCTTGCCCTGTCACCCGGGTTTGTTCGCTGACAACTCACTGGCAACTGGAAGTGATTCTCCAACACGTCCTTTGCAGGGGCACCAACCCCCTGACCACTAATAGCCTCACCAGCTGGGTCACAAGAGATGTTAAAGTTCGTGACACCAGGGAACTTCTCCGCCAATGCAGGGTTGACAATGTCTACTAAGAACGAATCCAAGTCAACATCCTCGCCAAGGATAGCTAAATGTACTACGCACCTACCCAATGAATCCTTCTCGTGAGCAACCATACTAGGGAAATGACCACCAAAGTCGAAGCCTAAACCAATAGGGTTTGCCCTATCTGGAGTGCGATGCTTCTCATAAGGTAAACAGTAAGTGTCAAACTGAAACTCCGGGAATACCGGCTTACCCTTCGGTAATGTCCACTCCAAACAATACTCAATCCGCCACGCAAGCTCACCTACCTCACGACGCTTAGCCTCTGCCCACTCCTCTGTTCTCTGGTCTGGATGTGCATCATAACGAACCGATAACACGTAGTCACCGTTCTGATTCTCATGACTCCACACACCCTCCATGTGCTCCTTGTGAGTCCCGTCCTCTACACTCTTAACTAAATCCTCGTAATGAGTGTCAGGGTTAGGGGTAGATGTAATGATCATCTTAGTCTTACCCTTCTTAATCAAAGGACGCGCCGTCTTCAAGATCAGATCCTGGTTCTCTAGAAAGCCAAACTCATCAAACCATAACTCAGTACCCGTCATACCACGAGCCTGATCCTCACCACTTGGGGTACCTACTATTAAAGAGCGAACCTCACTATCAGGATGATCAATACTCATCCGCTTAATCGACTTCTTACTGAAATCAGGCCAGGGAAACCGGTCATCTAATTGGCTCAAGATGAACACCATCCGCTTAGCAATCACATCCTCTACCTGACTCTCACGCTGTGACATGAACACTGACCTGCTATAAGGCTTGAACAACAAGTTGTAAACAAACCTCGCAGCTACTGCCCAAGTGAAAAACATCTGACGACCCTTCACTACTATAGTAGTGTCGTGGTCCTCAACTGCTCGATGAAACTCATGCAAGTACGCGAAAGGAGTGAACGGCTTCACCGGATCATCTATGTCCGATTCGTCCGCCGTCCACACCATATCCGTGTAGAAACGCCATGGGTCCTTACGCCACTGCTGAAACTTAGCAATGACAAACTCGGGCGTTACCTCTTCATCTGTCCAATTAGGATTCCGCACTAGGTTGCTCTGCTTGTAGCGCCTCGATCTCTTCCTTCTTCTCTAACTGCATTAGATCTAAAGTCAACTCATTTGCGTTACAATGACCGCCCATGATTATATAACCCTCTATCTCTGAAGGAGGTACTATCTCTTTTACCTTCTCCATATCTATCTCCAATGCTTTACGTACTATTCTCGCCATCTTATTCTCCTTTTATATTTGATTGCGCTGATCTAATTATCCAGTCCTCTGCTAACATGTCCGTTTGACTCGCAAGCCAAGGGACGCATCCTTTAGGGGCATCTGGATTATCCCCCTCTAAATCGTTCGTCACGATATAAATATAAGGTAATGTCATTTTGCTATGTTCATCAGGAACCTGCAACATAATGTAAATTCCTTTACCGTTCCATCCTTTTCTATATGCCGTTGCACTATAGTTCTTAAGCTCATTAAGAACTGTACCAAAATCTACTGTCTCCATCTTATTCTCCTTATTACAGCCATCTACTAACTCTGGTCATCGGCTGCGTCCTTGACCACATACTTCACACTACTAGCCAGCTGCACATGATGCATCTCATCATGCGCCTCCTGTGCCACTCCCTGACTAGGAAACGTATACTCCACCTGAGCCAACACTAAACCGCTCTTCGATTGTAATGTCTCAAATACCTTCCAGTTACGCATCAGCACTGGCTCAGTCCTCGCTGTACGACTGCCCTTATACCTGCCACGTAAACGACTACTCGCGTTTAGAAACTCCTCACGACTTACCTCTACCATACCTTCCACCATGGACGCTCCTTCTCTGGTACAACTCCGCCTAACGTGTACGACACAGCCGCTCTCTCTATTACCTGCCAAGTAGACAGGCACATCCCTCCTCGACATGACTCACCGATATCCTTGGTTAGCGCCCAGTAAAGGTCTCGCAACTCCTCTGGATGAAGGTGACTAATTTCCGCTTGTCTACTATGAACTTGATGGTCGAAAAAGCTCACCCCTAACTCCAAGTACATTTCGTAAACCAACCCCTTAACCGCTTCGTCGTCCATACGATCCATGTAACGACCCATTAACTCTCTTACTCTATCCATTCTCTACAACCTCTTGAATTAATTCCTTAATATACTGGTTTACCAACCTGTCGTGAGTTATTTCCTCGCGAGCCGCCCGTTTTCCTTCCTTAAAAGCCTCATCCCAAACCCTCCTTATCATCTCCTGTATCGCCACCTTATCTCTTATTTCTTTTTCCATTCTTCTTCCTTTTCTCTAGATGCTCCCATATACGATTCGTAATCTCCCCAACTAAGTATTGAACGAAGTAACATTGGGGCTCCTGGATGTTCATATCAAAACAATCACCTACTATTCGCTCTAACCGCCAGCTCGCATGCACCGCCTCGTGTGCAACTAATGCAGCCAATGCAGCACCACCACGCTTTTCATCTGGACGAAACTCCATTAATATATGCTCGCCGTAAGATGACACCAATGCATCTGGTCTCACTGTTATATCACAAGGTTGACGCACTAACTCATCCTCCCCAACAGCCTTGCTGAAAAACTTCCCAATCCTCTCCTCATCATCTGAATAAACCACATGAATTGAAACTGGATAAATCTCCGGTAATAAACTGAAGCCTAAGAACCCTCTCGCTCTATCCATTCTCTTCGTTCTCCTCTCTTGCCAACTCGTCCAAGGACTCATTACGGATGGAAACCACTGTGTCACTAGGATTCACCTTGATCATGTCCTCCTGGATCTCTACCGATACATGCCCCGGAATCGTTATCTGCATCTCCCCGTCCTTTATACCTATGAATATTGACTCGTCACCCATCATCCTATCAACCTCGGGGGCTCGTCACCCTCCAATACCTCTGCATGAAAACGACCCGGGTTCAACAACAACTCCTTGTATGCCTGTCCAGGACTGATCTCTATGTCCACCTTCTCCTTCAACTCACCCTTCAACTGCGCCTGAAGCTTCACCATATCCGTAAACGTCTTCACCGCATCACGACCCTGAACCTCATCATCACGAATCGCCTGCAACGCCTTCATCTGTAACTCCTGGATTAAAGGCTCTAAACGCTCCTCACTACTGCTCTCAGTATAACTAACTAACTCCAACTCACGCTGCATTGCCTCCAATGGAACTGAGGCTACACGCTGACGAAGTGGCTGCCAACGGTTCTCCTTAGCTGCACCCAATACAATAGGATCACCATCACCACATAAGTACCGAGATAACTCCTGCCACCAACGCTTCTCCTGGTAAGGGAAACGCTTAGGTGCCTGACGGTCTAACTCACTGATCAACGCTGTAAAACCCTGCTCGCAAAAACGGTTCCGCTGACCTGCGTCTAACTCATGACGCTCACGAAACACACTCCAGCACTGGTCTACAACGGGTAACAGTTGACAAGCAACGCTGATAGCATGACCATGGGTTGCCGGATACGAAAGCAACTTGTCCAACATTGCGCTATCACCCTCACCCTTTGCCTTTAATGCCTTAGCCGTAGCGTAGTACTCACTCACTCTCTGCTAACACCTCTTCTGCCATCTCACGCTGCCATTGTAGGGGAAACCCTAGCGGATCAAACTCCTCGCCCCTTGCCAACATTTGATGCAAATCTGTGTGGAATCCCATGCGCTCACGGCACATAGCCTTATACACTCCCAACGGCACCTCGTCTGGGTCGAAAAGCTTTCCACCAACGGGTTTCCCAGGAGCTAATGGCACCCCGGGGATCGCCGATCCGTACGTCATAAACACATACTCCATCACCTTAGGCTGAGAAATATCATGCACTTTTGACAATTCGCGGATCTTTTCCACAACCACCCCTCTTACAACTACGTTAAACGCTTTCTTTTTGTCTTGCATACTGCAATCGTAACACAATTGAAATATAAAGTCAACCACTATATGTCTCTTACCTTTGTAACTCTTATATCCAAGTTAAAAGATATTAAAACATGTAGCGAAACACTAAGATTACGTAGTGATGCAATTAGGTATATTAACATGAAACAATATGTGAAATGATATCGAAACACTCCCATGTAAGAG